ATGCACTCCAAGGAAGCAAGAGAGTTAGCCGAGAAGCGACACTATATGCATCGCAAGCCGCAAGTCTCTTATGCGTTCGGCCTCTATCAAGACGGCTCGGTAGTTGGGGTCGTCGTCTACGGAACCCCGGCTAGCCGACACCTACAGATAGGCGCCTGCCCGTCCGACCCCTCACTAGTGACCGAACTGAACCGCGTATGGGTGGCCGACCACATGCCAGCCAATACAGAGTCCTGGTTCATCTCTCGCACACTCAAGTTGATACCGCCCCGGATCGTTGTCTCATACGCAGATACCGTTCAGGGGCACATGGGCTACATGTACCGAGCCCTCAACTTCAGGTATGCGGGATGGACCGACATGGAGAGGCGCACACCAAGATACGACTACATACCGGCTGACCCGTCGGCACATACCCGCGACGCTTTCCGTAACGGATACAAAGAGAAGGTTCGCCGTAGACCCAAGGTCAAGTACTGGACGGCTACTGGCAACAAGCGAGAGCGATTACAGCTCTATGACTTATGCGCTTGGCCGAGTCTTGATTGGCACAAGCTCCCACCACCTACCGAACACCTTCACCATAAGCTCTAAGGAGAATAAAAATGACATACATTACCAACTGGATTCCGATCACCTCCGACGGCATAGCAATAGAGGCCCTCGTATCCATGCCATATTTCGGAGCCCCTTTAGCGCATCACGAAAAAGATAAAGGACTAGCCTTCGAACCCGCCGTAATCAAGTTCCGCAAAATCAATATCGGGGTTAAGTATGGAGTGCGCTATCGAATCCCCGTCCAGTGCCTGGACAACGAAAAATCATTCCTGACCTACTTCACACACCAGGCAAAGCAATTCGCGGCGACATGGCAATCATTCGAATTGCCCGATGGCATCTATCCCGAGATCTCATGAATCCTCTAGAGATTTGGGCCGAACCGGATACCGACGAACCCGATAACGAAAGCTGGGTCCCGCTCGATAGCGAGACCCGTGACATTGAACTACATCTGATGTACCTAGCCGAGAAAGAAGACCGTGAACACTAAGCGTGCACTGGCTACAGTCCTGCTATGCCTGGTTGCTGTAGCCGGTTGCGGCAGGGGTAGCGAGAGCGCCCCTCAGAATTCGCATACGACCGCCTCTAGCCCCCGGGTGGCAGCAGTGGACACAGAGCCTAGCCCTACACCGACAACGTCTCAGAGAAGCGAAGAGGCTTTTCTCGTAGTAGCCCGAACCCAACCCATGGCATACGGAGTGCCGGACTCAAATCTCATTGCCCTGGGTGACTCGGTATGTGGGGCCCTCAATCGAGGGGTAACCGATACCGAGGTAATGGCCACGCTGGAACAGACCTACGACTATGAGACGTCAGGACACATACTCGCCGCATCCCGAGCATTCCTCTGCCCGGATAGCTAACCTAAAGGAGTCATATGAATATCGGTCACAAAGAAATCCTCACCGTATACCGCAAGAACAATGAAGAGCTTTCGTATCAGGTTATCTGCATGCGATTAGCCATCGAACAACTGGAAGCCGCCAACCAGGATCTAGAGCGGCAGCTAGCCGCAGCACAGACCACAACAGACGACAGCGAATAACAAAGGCGCCCCATGAGGGCGCCTTTGTCGTTATGCCACTCGGCGAAGTAACAGTCCCGAATCCGCTTGGAGAACCGTTGTGCCGGTACTGGCGTTCGTGGTGAACGTCAGGGTTCCGGCCGTGCTCGATGTTTTCAGGATTCCAGTGAAGAAGCACATACGCACCGATGCACTTGCAGCATATGTGTTGTTGGTGGCACCGAGAGTCGAACTGTAATCGGTTGATGTAGTGGTGTCGTTCCACTTCATTGTTGCCCCAGACGGTCCCGTCCATGACGGGGTCCAGGTTCCCGATGTGTTCTGAGCAATGATCTGCACGTCTATCCAATACTCTGCATTAGCCGCAACGGACAGGAGCAATTGAGTTGATGCCGTCTGAGCCGTTGCCGCAATGTTCTGATTGGAGGTGGACCGCACATAGCTGACAGAACCGATACCCGTGACCGACAGATTGCCGCCGACCGTCACGTTACCCGTAGCAGCAATATTACCCGTCGCCGCTATCGCAGCGGCATTCACTGTTCCCGTGAAGGTAGGTGATGCAATGTTGGCTTTTAGGTCGAGCGCTGTTTGCTGTGCCGTACTCACCGGCTTACCTGTATCAGCGGTGTTATCCACGTTACCCAAGCCGACCATCGACTTCGTAATGCCGCCCACAGTCCCGGTAAAGGTGGGCGAAGCGAGATTCGCTTTGAGGTCTAAGGCAGTCTGTTGAGCAGTGCTCACAGGCTTGCCGGTATCCGATGTGTTGTCGACGCTACCGAGCCCCACCATGGACTTGGTAACACCGCTCACGGTTCCCGTGAACGTAGGGCTTGCCTTAGGCGCCAAGAGTGCTTCCGCACCTGTAGCCCTCGCCGACTCGTTATCGACGTATGTCTTAGTAGCCGCATGCAGTCCAGTGGTCGGGGCGCCGGACAATGTGAGAGCCCCGGTAAGGGTTCCACCAGACAGGGGGAGATAGCCGCTCGAACCTCCGCCTCCGTTAGCTACGGCATCATCTACATATTTCTTGGTGGCAGCGTGCAGGTTATTGACCGGGGCCCCGGACAGGGTAAGGGCTCCAGTCATTGTGTCGCCGGATACGTTGACGTAGGTCGCCGACAGGTCTACCGCACCGTTTTGACCATCAACGGATGTAACGCCATAGGTCCTTTGCTCGGCACCACCAGGGCGGTTAGTAACCAAATCGCCTGCCCAGAAGGGACCGCCTGAGGCAGGAACAATGATGTAGTAGTTGTTACCTCCGATAAGCCTTGATGATTGACCTTCCGTGATACGCCATAGCGAGTCACCCCACTCGGTATCGATAGCCGAGTTCGGGTAAAGATCGATAGACCAGGTGTTGTCTCCGTTCACGCGAACGGAGACAAGCCCGACAATCTCTGTCTCATCTTCATCAACGAATCCGACACGTTGTGTGCCGTCGAGGTCAGTCAAGGTCGCGGTAATCACGAAGTCTGAAAGCCGGGCATCCCCTAGCCAGGTGCCATTGATAGTTTGCTTAGCCATGAGATACCCCCTTATAAGACGTACGTTGCAGTGACGGATACGTTTCCGCCACTGGCAAGGGACGCTGTGGGAGACATGGACTTGATAGTGATTGTGCCGTCCGAAGCGATAGTCGCCGCTCCGTCTGCCGTTCCACCCTTATCGAAGCAGCCCAATACTGTATCGGCGGGAATATAGCCTGAAGGCAGCGTGGCAATCAACGTGTCTGCAATGTTGCCGGTACTGTCCGCTGTGATCGTGCTACCGGTTCGAGTGACGATGACTTTGATAGAGCAGATACCGCACGATTTACGAGCGGCAAAGGCATTCGCACTGAAGCCTGTTGCGACGGTAAGGCCAGAGGTAGTTGTCTCGGTCAGAGCGGTGAATACGTCATCGGTCTTCAAAATGTTGGCAGCGGAGCGGTACAAGTTCACGTCACGTGTAGCCGAGCCGGAACCCCACTGCAACATACCGTCCGCACGAAGACGAAAGCGGTCGACGCTATCGCCGGATACAAAAGCGGCAAGCTTGTCGTTACCGCTAGCAGATGCCGAGAGGTTGACCATTCCAGTACCGGAGATAGTCAGATTACTGAGTGCTGTGCCGACGATGATTTGTGACCACGAACCGGATACCGGCGCCGAGCCATTAGAGACATAGCAGTTACCGGTATCTGTCTCACGGACGACAAGCCCCTCCCATACAGGAGAGATAGCATTACGTGCTGTGGCGTTAGCCACCACACGGAACCCAATATTCGTGTCAATCTTGTCGAGGTTGTTGTTCAACTGAGTGGCGACGTTAACGGACTCTCCTGTTGTAGCAGGCTTCAAGAGACCTAATCGCGTTGTGGTTGTGCTCATTTACTGGCCTCCTAAAGCCTGTCGTTACTTAGGTGTTCGGGTATCGGCGTTATTCTTTTTCTTGAAGTCTTCGACCTTCTGTCGCCAGAGCTTCGGTTTGCTCTTCAGCTCTTCGAGAATGTCCTGCCCGACAGGAGTGAGATCTCCGCGAAGATCTGCAATCTGCACTCCGCAACGGCCGCAGATACATTTCAGCGTGCCATCGGCTTGGACATAGAGAGTGTTCTGAAATCCGATACCCTCTACCGGGCATCCATCTGTACCGCAAACCGCAATAGCAGTAACCGAAGGCCACTCTCCCTTTTCAGGGTCCGGCCAGGTGCCATCGGCCTTCTCTGTGGGCTTACCCACCTTGGTCACCGCAGATTGCAGCGTCTTATCCATCCTCAATCCCATTAGTCTTGCTCCCTAATCATGTAATGAACTGTCGTGCTGACTGCCGCAGTACGTTTGAGCCAGATAGTGAGTCCATCGTTTGTGACACTCAGTACGGTGCATTCATTGATGGAACCGGGGTCGCCGGAGTTGACGGCAATGAACCCTGAATAGGTGCCCGCCTTCAATCCCAGACCGGAAATCGTGGCCGAGGTGTTGGTATTCGCGACCGTTGTGAACACAGCGGTGCTCGTATACCAGTTATCGCTATAGATGCCGCCGTTAACCTGAAGGTCTCCATCGACCGAAACAATACCCAGGTCGGTAACCGCGAAGCTGGTGAACGTCGATCCGTCTTCGCTTGTGGCTACGAACTGCATAAAGCCTGGACCGACATTGAAGTCTGAGGTAACCGAACCATCGTAGATGTTCTGGATGTTCACTCCGGCAGTCGGACCCGAAGCAAGCCAAAGGCGTGCCTCGTAATCGTGGATACCGTTCCCATCGTCTCCTGTCCAGACATTGGATGAGAGGATGACGGGGTTACTGATGAAATCCGTTTCCTCGTCAACGTCGTACACCTTCAAGTAGGCATAAGACGCTGACTCGTCTGGCCAAAAGCGAATCTCAGGCGAAACTGAATCAGTCGGGTTGATCTCGATACGTTGCCCGGTCGTGCCCGATGTGAGGTGACCAATCAGGGACACGCTTCCATCGTCGGATGAGATATCAACTGTCTGATCTCCCTCCGAGTTGAAAGCTTGCAAGCCCGATGAGTTCAACTCAACTCTTGCTCCACCTACACCCGTCTTGATAGACGCACCAAGAATCCAGTCAGACGAGATAGTTCCCGCCAACAGCTTGGTAACTGTCAGGTTCGAGATGTGTGAATCGTCGATGAGTTCAGCGGTAACCGTCGCTGTATCGGATGGACTTGAGCGGTTACCCGACAGGTCGACGGCTACAACCCTCACGTATACCTGGTCGGTTTCTGAGATGGGGAAGGTACCTACGGCTGGAACCTGGGAAATCATCATTCCTTGGTTGGCGCGGAGGATTCCCGCCTTAGTGGCATCAGTCGGTGTGAAGCCGTTGTCATAGCTGTAGTGGACTTCGAGTGCGGCTAGGTCGTTCTCCAGGTTGAAGGTTCCACCCGTCGCCTTGCCCAATTGGTGAGTCACTTGGATAGCGACAAGAGAGCCAGCCACCGTAGGGGCAGCGGGAGTGCTCGGCGGAATGTCATCCTGAGAAGTGGTAACAGTCTCCTGGCTAGACCAGTCACTTTGGTTACCACCGATATCCACGGCACGGATACGGAAGACGTAGTCGGTGCCGGTTGCCAAATCATGTACAACGGTTGAAGTCTCCCCCCAACCAACTACAACACTCTGCCATTGGACGTTATCCGCGAGGATAGGCTCATCCCAGGTGTTCAGTTGGTCCCAGTTAAGTGCCGCGAGATCAGCCCATGTCACATTCAAGAGGGCGCCCGCGTCTAATCGGAACTGGATCTCATAGAAAGAGCCGTCCGTGATAGCCGTTGCATCAGTATTGAGCGGCTCATCCCATACGAGTTTCTGGCGAGCCTTTGCATAGCCCTGCCCATCGAGATAGGTGGTTGTCTCAAATGAGGCAGTTACCCAATCAGGGGCGTCCGGGATTGTGTTGTTGGAGTCGGTTACGATTCCGGAGCGAACGGCGATAGTCGAGTCGCTGCTAGTGATGAGCTTACGGGTGGGGTCACCTACGACAACCTTGTTAGCCGTGACCTCTTCGAAGTGGATATTGTCCGTGAGATCAGACCAGTTGCCGTTTACGTCGCGGTAGGCAACGGTGAAGTCATCGGTAATCGACCAAGTTGATTCGGTAACTTGCACCTTCACTGGATTAAGAAGGTTTCCACGGAACTGCACTTCGTTATCAGTATCAATAAGCCCCAAGTCGGGGTCGTAGATATAGACGTAGTCCCCAACCTCGAAACTTCCGTGCACGTCATAGTCGTATGTCGAGAACTCGAAGTCCTTATTTGAGGATGAGTACTGATTCAGAGCGAGAGCCGCCCTGGTATCCGCATTATCCTCTAAGGTGTCCGACTCGCTTACGAGCCTGGTGAGCTTGAGAGGGTTGCCATGAATATCTTTGAACGGATTGAGAGACCCGTCGATATCCGCAGTGCCGGTAGCAAACGTATCGCCGGAGCCTTCGCCGAGCATGACGACGCGAGTATTGAAGTCCTCCATATCTTCCTCGTAGTCGACGCTTCCCTGTAGCGAGCGCATGAACATATCGTCGCCGGGACTTGAGCCCTTACGAATGATGATGCACTTCGGGTTAGTCACGAAGAGATCTGCATGAGGACCAGCATCTAATGTCGCGTTGCCGTTTACTCGCCATGTCACAGGAACCGAAGTCGTCGACATGGTGTCACAAATATACTGAATAGCAGACCGCGGATCTTCGTATTGATGCGTTCCGGTATAGGTACCGGCAACTGTGCCGAAGGTTCCAGGTGTTACGGCATCCGGCAGCAGGGTGGTAAGGACGGATGAGAATCCCTGAGCTGTAAAGTTCTGGGCCGTCTCATACACATCGCCCTTACCGTCCTCGTCACCTAACCAGAAAGCCATACCGACTCCGCCAATACGGATGTTGTCCTGTACGGCATTGGTACGGCCATCATCGCCAAGCATGCGGCGGCGAACCACACCGACATAGCGAGCAGCGGTTAGGAGACTGTCGCCATATTGCTTCGGGTCAACGCGACCCGGAATCAAAGCGATGTGTCCGAAGTATTGGATGGAGTCGAGTACGTCGCGAGGCACGGTAGTGCCTAGCTCGAACTCGAACTCTCCTAACTGGTTGAGTACTTCTGTTACTGACATGGTGTGTCACCTCCCTTAGCGACGGACGATGTAGGTTGATTCGGCCATAGAACCGATGTACTGCTTGAAGAGATCAGAGGCGGCATCCCCGGAAACGGGTGATCCTCCGCCCACAACGGCCCCTAGGAAAAAGTCGAGGAACGTAGTCGACGACTTGGTCATGGTTCCGTTGGTAGAGCCTGTAAAGGTGCGTGCAGAGCCGCAGGCAAAGCGGTTCCCGTCCGTGTCGTCTGAGGTCTTGGTCAGGTAGCCGGAAGCGGCTGTGTTGACGTTGGTCTCGGCGGTCACCAGGGCGACCACGTGGGTAGCGCTGGAGCTGCTTTGCAGGTAGCCCTCGACGACCCGTGAGCCTCGCCTGAGAGTCAGGTCCAGGGCGACCCTGCCGGGGCTCTGAGAAGCCACCAGGCGGAGCACGCACATCTCTGGGTCGTTGCGTAGGACAGTGGCCGCGTTCCACGTAGGGGGTGTGCCGGCCACTGTCACTCGCCAGAGCTTCGAGTGGTACGCCCCACCGGAGTACGACTGCACGTTGACCACTCCGGCCGAACTCGACGGAGAGACGTTCACCAGGGCATTGCCCAGGGACCACGAGAGGTTGCCCAACTCCATGTTGGTGCCCTCAACCTCTGCACCCATCGGTACGAGCTGGGTGTCAGTGATGCGTACCCGCCCGGTGTTGTAGTCGGCTACGTCGCACCCCCATCGAGGGGAGACGTTCGCTGGTACACCCCGGTACACGGTCATGGCGCCCTCAGCGCCGGTACGGGTCATCGAGGTGGGGTTAGTGCTGCCAGTCCAGTAGGCGTAGTGCCCGACGGCTGGACCGTGCCAACGCTCCCCCGATGAGGCGAAGTCGTTGACACGAACCGTGGCAGTCAGCCGACTCTGTAAGTCGACTTCCTTGTCTGAGCCAAGCCGGGTAAGGCTAGTTGTCCAGTTGGACGTAACCACCTCGCTTTGATAGTTGGTCATCTCAGCGGTAGTCGACTCAACTTGGTAATAGCCGTTGCGAGTCGCGTCATCCCGAAACTGGACGGCATAGATGTGGCCGGTCTGCAATCCCAAGACTTGTTCATGCAGAACCAAGCACTCTTCTACCGTGGCCGGAGGACTGGACTCCTGACCTTGCAGAGAAACCGTTCCGTCGCTCTGCTCGGATACCACACCGGTTTCCACGAGTTGGAAGCGGCCAAAGTTGATCTCGCCCCAATCAGGGCCATGAATTGCCATGTGTTAACTCCTTGCCCTGTCGTATCGGCGAGTTGCTTGAACAATCTCACCTGCGAGACTGTTGGCTATGTCTTTGCGCTGTTGCGCGTTGGTTAGATCGAAGGTTCCGGATACCTGAACAGTGATGCCGCCATTGATGACCATTCCGCTTGAACCACCTGAAGTCGTGGAACTTGCCACGGCTGTTGGAGCAAGGTTGGCCATTGACATACTTGCGGTCATTGGTCGGGTGTTCTTCTCAATACCGAGGGCGAACCCTTCGGATACATGAGCGCCAAGCCCCATCATGACCTTGGAAGGGGACTTGATACCCAAAGCCTTTTTAATCGCGGCTTCCATCGACTTAGCAATCGCCATCATTGTTGCTTCGATGGCTGCTTGCTGAGATGTGAGTCCGTCGACCAGACCTTGAGCGGCCTTAATGCCAGCTCCATACATGCTGTCGGCTACGGTCGTACCGGCCGAGTCGGCAGCAGCGGTTAGCTGGGCCTGTAGGTCATTAATCTTCTTGATATCGGCAGCACTGGCACCGAGCAATGTCTGAGCCGTTGCCATACCTCCACCGGCAATACCGGCTTCGGCGATATCACTAATAGCCTGACTGTTAAGACCCTTGGCCTTGAGCTGAGAAAGCATCGAGTTGAACTGTTGAGCTTGCCCTGTATCACTCTGCAACTGACTAATCAGAGTGTTGACGCTCGTACCGTACTTACCAGCTTTAGTGATGTTTCCGAATGACACGATGCTTGACGACACCGAGGTCTTCAGTTGGTCAAAGCTGCTCTTCAGGTTGTCGAGATTTGTTTTGGCTGTATCGAGAGCCTTGTTAACGGCTTCATACTTCTGCTCATTAGCCAGAAGGGCCTTACCCGAAGTGTTCAGCTTATTGAGAAGGTTCGTCTCGGTCTTACCGCTTGTCGAGGTGGCAATCAGGTTCTTGTATTGATTCAGACTGTCGACCAGATTACTGACCGAGCCTGAATTGCCGAGCGCGTTTTCGATCTCGTTGTTCTTGAATGAACCCTGAGCCTGCGCCATCTTTCCGAAGCTAGAGAAGGTGGTTAAACCCTCTAGCTGGGTGGCCGCACCGTGAGCCGTATCGTATTGATCCTTGGTTAACCACTGACCTTGATACAGGTACTCGGTGTGCTTAGCGCTTCCCTTACCAGCCGAGCGGGTCTTTGTGTATCCACCCACAGAGAAGCGAGGCAGCTTAGGGAACATGCCTGAGTTAATAAGGCGCATGAAATCGGGACCGTACTTATCGACGGCCGCCGCTCGCATGACGAACTCACCTGTTGATAAGCGGGCAAACAAGCTATCCGAGGTCTTCGTTCCCGGACCACTTAGTAAGCCGCTTACTCCACCACCCTTAGCGAAACGGCTAATACCGGAACGCGAGGCGAGACCACCATGAGCACCAACCACATCGTGAAGCGATCCGCTGGTGTGGTAAATCGTTTCGTTGATGTGTGTCGTACGGATAGTGATTGTCTTGTCGGATAGGCGGTCACGCTGAGCCTGAATACCTGCGATGTTATGTGAAGCGGCACCAGTAATAGCGGTAACGGTTACCTTGCCGTTAGGCAAGGTCTTCACCTTGTAACCAACAGCTTGAAGCGCCGCGATAGCAGCGGCATTCAAGGTAGATACCGTAATGCTCTTAGCTCCGGGTGTCGCCTTGATCTTTGCGATAACGGCATTCAACTGACCAATTGCCGTAGCGTTCTGTGCGGATACCTTGATGTCCTTATCGCCAACCTTGTAACCATCGATGGCCTTAAGCTGACTCTTGGCGCCGTCAGTCTTGGCGGTTACCTGGAAAGTGCCGTCCGGAAGCTGCGTGACTTGAAGTCCGAGCTTCTGGAGAATCGCGATGGCAGGCTTGTCGAGTACATCGACATTGATTGACTTCTTATCTGGAGCCGCACGGAATGCCGCCGCGATAGATGAAAGCTGTTGCTGAGCATCGGACTTGAGCTGAAGGTTAATGTCCTTCTGGCTCGGAATCTTTAGGATCTCTGCCGCATACTGCTGAGCCTGAGTCTTGGATAGACCCATAGTCGTCAGCACCTTTTCGAGTGTGCTACGGCCTTCCTTCCAAGCGGCTTGCGCCTGGTTCCAATCTCCGGTCTGCTTATAGATAGCCAAACCGTTAGCTTCAGATGCTGCCGCTAACTGGTCAGCCTTTTCCGAAGCATCACGCTGAGCCTGACTGTTCTGCACCAGTCGGCCGTTCTGCATATCCAGAACTCCGGCATACTGCTTAGCCGCAGCAACAGCATCGTCAGCCGCTTGCTCGTATTGGCGGGTCGCCTCGCTTGCATCACGGTTGACGTTGTTCATAGCGAATAGGGAATCGGTCAATCCCTTAACGCTGTCATCGAGTGCTTTGAGGTGTCCCTGTGTGGCTACGGCCCGATCACCAAATGTGCCCATCGAGATAGCGGCCAGCTTGTTAGCTGTCTCCTGGTCTAGAAGTGCTTTGTTGTAGTCCTTGAGCCACTTCTCACTATCCTTGCCGCTAATGCCTAGCTTCTGCACAGCCTCAGCCGCGACGTTTGCATAGCCGTCAGACACCATCGACGCCAATGACTTATCGAGGCCGTCGACTTTCTTGCCCCAGCTCTCAATAGACTTTCCGCCGTGCTCGGCATTGTCGATGACTTTGCGAGTCCAATCGGAAACGGCAGTGCCACCCATGAGGTGTTCCCAGCCGCCGATGTTCTCTTTGATTCCCTTGTTCAGGGTATTGAAGCCCTCGGTGATACCGCCGATATCTCCGAATGTCTTCTTCAGTTCTCCACCGAAATTGCCAGACTGAGCTAGTTGACCGAGTGAGGTCTTCAGCTTGTCGACGTTCGGGGCGGCAGATACCGCAGATGAAGAGAAGTGATCGATAAGAGCCTTGCCGGCCAGCAGTACACCAACCGCGATACCGAGCGCTCGAACCGCTACGGCCGTCTTACTGATGACACCAGCAGACGCACCGATCTTTGTCAGCGCAGGCCCAATAGCGGCAACCATTGCTTGCTGGGAAACCAATAGCTTAAGAGCCATGAAGAGCTTGCCGACTAACCCGGCTACAACACCAAGCACCTTTCCGGCAACGCCGATCAGTTTCATCCCTAGGGCGAGTGACATGAGAGTTGTCACGAAGCCATCAGGTAATGCCGACACCATGCGGGCAAAGCCCGCTGCACCCTGAATCAGAACTCCAGCAAGCGGACCAGCATCGTTCATTACCTTCAGCAGGGCTTCAGCGATATCTGTAAGAGCCTTCGCCATTGCTGGACCGGTGCTCTGCATACGACTGACGAATTGCTGCCACTCGGGGTTATTGGCAATGTTCTTGAACAGGTTGACAATGTCGTCACCCGCACCAGAAATCTTGGCCTGCAACTGGCCTGAATTGAACAGGCGAGTAATCTTCGCCGTGAGGTCATCCATACCGCGACCCATAGATTGGGTCATGCGGATAAAGAGCGGAGTAGCCGCAATAGTCAGCTTGGTTAAGTTGGCCAGGATCTGACCCGGCATAGGGACCAAGGGGTCCATGGCAATCTGGAGTCCGCCGAACATTGTCTTCAGCAGACCCATACGGGAAAGGTTGGTAATCGAGGTCATACTCAGCTTGGTCATGTCGTTTAGCTGCATAGCCATGCCGCCTAACCCAACAGTCAGGTCAGGGATAGTGTTGTGAGCCATTGCCCGGAATGAATCGTCCAGACCGTCAAAGAGCGTGTTCTGTACGGACTGCTGTAGCTCGTGAAAAGCACCCTTGCTGGTGATCACTGCCTTCACGAAGCTCTGAGCTGTAGGTGTTAAAGCCTTCATAGCCTGAGCGAACTGTTTAGCCCCTTTGGTGCTAGCAGTAATTGCGTTGATAACGCCGTTGCCACCAACAGCCACGGTGCCGAACACTAGAGCCAGCTCAGAGAACGCAGGGATAAGACCGAGAGATCCTGTACCTACAGCCTTGATAGCAGGCAATAAGGCAGCGATGGCCGGCGGGCCTAAGGCACCAATAGCCACAACAATCTTTGTCCAACGTCCGAGGTGTGTCCCGGATGAATCGAGATCCTTGTTCAGCAATGCAAGTTCGGCGCGTGCCTTCGCGGTATCTACATCGACCTTTGCTCGGAACGTGAGGTTGCGCCCCATAGCGTCGAGACGTGCCTTAGCCGCAGCAATCTGCGCGTCTAGCATTCCCTCTTTGAGGTCTGCATTGAATGTGATCGAGGCCCGAACCGCTGCGGCAGCCCTACCCGCCTCCGCGCGTAACTTGAGCTGATTGATGCGGGGGTTGAGGTCGATAGGGATATCAACGTCGCTTGCGGACACGGTCCTAGCCGCAGCCTGTAATTTCGCCGCAAACAGCGTGGTGTCAATGTCCGGAGTTACGGGCACGCTAAAGCGACCCTTAAGTGCGTCGACCTCAGCCTTGATTTTCGCGCGCATAAGAGTCGCATCAATATCGGGGTTGATATCAACGTCGGCATTGAGGTTGAGCCCCTTGATACCAGCCATCATTTTGGCTCGGGCTTCGGCTACGTTGAAATCGGTTTTGATTTGGATAGTGGCTGACTCGCCTGCCCCTGCCTTCTTTGCAGCGGCACGGACCTGAGCACGAAGCCCAGTTGAGTCAGCGTTAAGCCTGATCCTCGCGTCGATACCTGCGAGAGCGCGACGCACACCGTCTTGGGCATCGCGGCGTAAGCCGCTTGTGTCGGCGTTAATCTCGACCCAAGCGGAAGCAATTTTGAAGCCTTGTGGCATGGTGGTGTCTCCGCTCTACGCAGTTTCGAATTCGATCCACGGAGCACCAATAGCGCGGGCTTCAGCTTCGGACTTCTCACCGGCAATCGCGGTTACGTCATCAAATACTGGTGTGGTGGTGTTCTCGTGTTCCTCCGAGGTCATCTCGGCTTGGGCTCTTACTGCCCCTTGATAACAAGCAAGTTTGAATGCGAGCCTGAAGAACTTCAGGCAATCCATCTCTAGATAGTCGTCAACACGATGGAAGGCGGATAGATCCGATTCAATAGCGTCGAGGTATTCGAGGACTCCTTCAACTTCCCAGGCTCGCAGTACTAGTTTTTTGCGCTTTCCTTGACAGCCGGGAAAGCGCGGTCAATGCACTGCTCCATGATCTGGCCCATAAGCTCATCGGTAAGTCCGTCGAAGTCCAATAACTTGTCGTAAGCGTCCTTACCTAACATGTCCTCTAATAGCTGTAGAGCTGCGAACATGTCGTTGCCACTACGCTTGGATTCGTTCATGAACTTAAGAGCGACCTTGAACGGCGCTTTAGCCGGGATGGTGTACTCGACACCATCGAGCGAGAAGAGCGGAATACGCTCTCCCGCTTCAACATCGCTCTTAAGCTGAACCATCTTGATTTCCTTGCTCATTGGTTTACTCCCTTAGGTATTGATTAGTTAGCCTGGTCGATGACCTTGAATGAACCTGTTGAACTGTCCACGTAGTGCGCGGTGAAAGTGACACTGAATACGCTTTGATCATCTTTCTTATAAGAGAACACAACGGCGTCTGTTGATAGGACACGACGAGCAATTAGCTTGCGCTTCTTACCGGCCCCATTAGGTGCCCACCCATCAAGGAGAATGGCGCGGTATGTAGGCTGAGTAGCGCTTGACTGGAAGTTAGGCTCGTAGGTGTTATCAGAAGCACCGGTTGCATAAGTACCGTCGTTAAGGGCGTAGAAAAGGTTCTGTAGGGTTGGCTCAGCAAGCTGGGTCTTGATAGTGAAAGCACGGCTTACGAGACGGCTACCAGGAACATCAACAATCTGGTCGACCTCCATTGCCTTGTATTCCTGGGCAATAGAAACCTCAGCACCACCAAGGGTTCCGCCGAGGTCTGTCCATACGCCGGATGCTGGGGTGGCAGTAGCAGAAGTGGGCTCGGCAGCACCAAATGCGCCGATGTATAGGGTTGCTGGACCCTGGACTAAGTTGGAGACGTTTACGCTCATAGTTTTGAACCTCTGTTTCAGTAGTAAGCGCCATATAGGCTTTCTTCGTTGTGTGAATTCCTTGACTGACGCTTCGGCGTTCGTCGCCTCCACTACTGGGTCAAGGTCCATATCCCCGACCAATAGCCGGGGTAGGTTTAGTGATTAGTTGGCCGGTAGCTGGACCCAAGAAATCTGAAGGTCGAGCACGTAATGGGCCATGAATTGCTCGTCTGAAGGTGCACGCGTCGGGTCTTGGATAAGCCACGCGCTGAGCACCTTGACCGGGAGAGACCCGAGAGAAGCGGGGAGAGTAAGCCCGATATTGACGGACTTCGAGGAGTCATAGCAGGCGTCACTAATCAACTCTGCTATCTGGTTTGCCTGATTCCACGGGGGGTTCTGCGCATTACGGTCCTGCCGTGCTGCCCACACGTGGCAGGTAATGACGTTGCTGCGTAGCTTGAGAAACGGGTCGACTACCGCCCCGGTCTTCTCCACCTGCACGATTCCCGTTGTGTACCAAGTGGTGTGGTCCTCGGGCACAGTCGTCGCTACTTGAGTCAGCCCTAAGGACTTGAGCCAGGCAACGGCTACGGATTCGGTTCCCGCATATGAGTTGGCCATCAGGATCACCGGGCCTTATAGAGAGACTTACGCATAAAGTGCGAGCCCTCATATCCGGGATGCTCAACCATATTGACCGGGTGTCGTGCGCCGGCCCACCACAAGGCACCCTTACCGTTTGGCCTGATGGTGTGTGGTCGGGTGCCGACCTCTACGTAATAGGCATAGTCAACGGTCTTGGCTCCGATACGAGCGGATGTACCGTCGACTTCCCAAGCTAGGTCGGCCATCAGGCGACCGGTCTTCTTAGGGCACAGCACAACCATGTCGTTGTAGACCTGTTCGGCTAACTTGCCGATATAGGTCTCAATCTGGGGTTCTAACTTCTCTACCCAATCGGGTTCGAATTGGATGCGCATAGGGTCTCTCCTCAAATAAAAACGGCATGCGGGTAGGGGTGACCTACTAGCGCATACCGGCATAGTTCGAGGTAGACCCCTGACTCTCTACGAGTAGGTTTCTGGTTATTCGTTTAGTAACCCCTCCCCGGTTTTCCCAGGGAGAGGTTCTAAGAGCGCTTGAGGTCGATATGCATAGGCACATGCCCGATAGCGTTGTTAGGGAAATAGACGTCCATGACAATCCATGTCAGTCCGGTTCGCTCATCACGGATACGGTTGTTATCGGTGACGAGAGCCGCGTACTTGGTCGAGAGTCGGCAGACACCGTCTCGGATGACGCGAGGGTTTGTTGTCACCTCGCCATATGCGGCATTGATGGTCTCGGTAATCGAGGCCGGGATACCAGTAGCAGAACCGTTGTCGGCGACATTATCCGAGTCGACCGGGTCGCCCCATTGGTCGGTATCGGTAGTGCTTGCGAGAATGGTAATGGTGGTATTGGTCCTGATGATCATTTTACCACCGTCCTTAGTTCCCGTAGAGGTCATCTAAAGGTCGCCATCCGTCGCGCCTGTCATCAACTTCGACGCTTGTTGTATTGAGGGTTTGAGTCTCGTAAGAAGCGCGACCACCCATAGGGCGGATATAGACGCTACGGTTACGCATCCATGACAGTCGGGCGATAGCCATCTTTGCCAGCGGAGCTAATACCGCCGACTGGATATTGCCGATAACCCATGACATGCCGTCTTGGGTAGCCGACGTTACGTCGATAACCGAGAATACGTCGGGGTGGGTATCCATCCATGCGGCTTGATAAGCCACGGCTAGTTTGAGATGCCTCAGGTTGCGGCTGGCAATGAAAGTATCTGAACCCTCGGTAGTGCCAGCGAACATCTCGACGAGATATTGAGCTTGGCTTACCTGAGATTCAGTAACGGTTGTACCCGTCATGTTGAGTACGTCAGTAGTTGTTGCCCAACTCACTTCGCACCACCTTTCTTCAGTAGCAGAAGACCGATGGGGAAGGTTAGGGAGAGGGCTCAATGAGAAGCCTGAGAACCTTCCCCATCGGAGTACGAGGGATTAGGCAGTCTTCTCAAGAACGGAGAAACCGTTCGGGTGAGCTACACCGAATGCCTTACGGACCTTGAGCTTTAAGGCTGTCTGGTCTGTGCTGTCGTGAGCGCGCGCTGTATCGATAAGGGCACGAGGGCTTAGACGGTCACCGCGAACAAGAAGATCGGTGTTGCCACAGAAGATCAGGATTGGGTTACCGGCAGGCGCAGCACTAACGGTTGGAGAGGTCTTGGCTCCGAGACTCCATGCAACGGGAACTCCGAAGAGGGTGTCTGGGGTTCCAGCTAGACCCTGAACGAATACAGGCATGTTGTTATCGTCCTTAGTCTGACGGAACGATGCGCGGAACGTTGGGTGAGCAATCACAAGAGAATTAGACATATCCCAGAATTGGCCAGTCTCGACCAGGCCTAGGGTTCCTGAGAACTTGTCGTAAGCCGCTGATGCGGTGCCGTTCCACGCTAGGTAGTTGGCATCTGCTGAGTAAGCGGAAGTTACGCCAGAACCGTTGGTGCGGATTGTCTTGTAAACAGAGTTGAACGGAGTACCTGAGCTACCGTCTCCAGCACCTGTGACCGCTAAGCATGCGTTGTCGAAAACGTCCGCATAGTTGGCAGCCCAATCGGTTGCCTTGACGTTGATGGTGTTGATGACTGAGTCAGCATCGGCTAAGTCGTCCTCGGCAACGATGAACTGACCGGTGAAAGGCTGAGAGTCAAGCAAGATGTAGTCGTTAGATGAAGAGTCAGAAACGTAAGTTCCACCAACGCCAACGGTTAGTCCGCCAGAGCGAAGAACACGCATAGTGTCACTGCCCATGTTCTCGCCACGAGCGTAACCCTCTACGGCTGAACGGGACTGGACACGCTGAATAGCTGTTGAACTCCACTCGATGGGAATCCAGTTTGAAATTGATGCAGCCATAGTGAGGCTCCTTCGTAATTAGAGAATTCGATAGATCGCCTCCCTCGGCATGCTTGGGGCTTTTGAACACGGCCCACATCGTGTGGCTAACACGGGAAGTTAGATGAGGCCCTTACTGAAGCGCTCTCGAATCTTGTCTTCCCAGGACTGCGTATCAGCTGAGTTAGAAGTAGTCTTCTTACCGGCACCAACAACGCTGGCATCGGTGGTCTTCATGCGTTCACGCTTGAAGAACTCCGGATAGTCTTCCTTGAGATCTGCGATCTGTTCGGTAAGACCTTCTAGGCCGTCCTCGTCGAAGGTAATCTCGGAGGTGTCGAGGAACTTCAATACCGCGTTCACCCTCTTGGGGTTCACTCCGGCATTCACTAGTTCCGCGTAGATGGCGACGCCCTTAGATAGTCCCGTTTGCTCGGACTGCCTGAGATCCGCTGTGTAATCGCGGGTATCGTCGGCAGACGTAGATGTGCCTCCTGAAGCTGCGGTAATTTTCTCGCCCGTCTTGGGGTTGATACCGGCCTCGCGTAGCCAACGCTTACGAGATGCAGCTTCCGCGGAAGCCTTATTCTCTTTCGATACGAGTGCTTCCCACTCGTCTTTAGAGGGCGCCGACCACTCTTCGGTGGTTGTGTCGTCGTCGAAGTCGTTCTCGTCGTCATCGTTCTCGATAACGTCGGTATCGTCGTTAAGCGGCTTGCTCATTGTTTGTTACTCCCTGGGTTTGGTCCGCGCTCTGCGGTACTTGGTTGGGTTGTTCTGTATTGGCTTGCTCACCAGCGGCGGCTAGCCAAGCATCGATATCGGTTGCCAGGTATCCGGCTTCAGCGAAGGCAACGTCCTTAGGCACACCAAGAGAGATCTTGAGCGCGATGGTCTGCCAGCCTGCGAGGTCATCGACATGACGCGCTGGCATCCACGTCACGGTTACGTCCGCGTCCTCATCGAGGATCTGTAAGGCGAACTGATAGGCACGGCGGTGAGTCGACCCGAAGAGCTTCTGTAAGGACTCCACACGGGCATACAGGGGCTCGTTAGCTTCCCTGCGGCTCTCGCCTGAGATGGCATCCCCCGTGCTGTCAAACGCGTGCATGGGGATTCCCGTAACCTGCGCCATGGCCTTGATATAGCGGTCGAGAGGCTTCAGGAAGTTGTCCGGGTTAGCCGCGTCGAACTGTCCGACTTCCTTGTAACCCTGGAGATTCCAAAGGGCGTTGGGGGAAGCGTCTAGCTGGCTCTCTCCGGCCGTCTCCGGGTCCCACCCATCGGTGGGGTGTTCCTCGTCGAAGTCGTTGCCCTGAGGGCCGCTGAGGTCCGCCGACGGGTCCACCAGGGCGTAGCGCTGGGGGAAGCTCTGATACTCGACCGTGGCGAGATGGCTGGTGATCAACTTGTTGATCGCGAGCTGAGGACCGTACGCGTTGACGTGCAGCGGGACGCCGTACGGGCGGGCAGTCCTGTAGTGGAAGAACGGCACTTGGCCGAAGGGGTTCGGGATGAGTGCCGGCGAGCCGTCACCGCTGTACGGAACCCACTTGGCGCGCTTGGGGTCCTGGGGCACCTTGCCCTGGTGGACGTAGCGCTCTACCCGGTCGGGGTAGTAGAGGTTCGCGCGGACTACGAGAGTCTGTTTGGCGCCCTCTTCCCAGCTCTGAATGGCTCGGGCTTTGGCGTTGGGGTCTTCCTCCCCGTAGAACACGCGGACCGTCAGAGGGTCCTTACAGCGCATCGTGACGCCCGTGGGATCGCCACTCTCATCCGTGGCGGGCCACACCATGAGGTAGCTGTCTCCGTACTTGCACGCGTCCAGCAGCAGCACGGGAAACTCTTCACTGAGGTCGTTCAGGTCGCTCAGGTCATCGAGGACGACGTCAAGTGAGTTGTCCTCGGTGGTTACCGAGTTGAGGTGGAGTTTGTCTACGAGTGCATCAACAGCGATATGCGCAAAGTTGAAGCTCGGCAGGTTATGCAGATTGAAGCGGGCCAGTAAGCGGGCTACCGCAGTACTGGAGTATTCCTCTTCAACGCATCCGGCATAGAACGCGTCTGCGCGTTCATAGTCGGGCCGTGCTTTGATCAGCGCCATATAGTCGCCATGTAAGTCAGGATTAGCTGTTGCATCACTCATGGGGTTACCTCACGTTTTCTCGGTTACTCTGACCTCCTCGTTTGTGATTGCCGTACTTGGCTACCGGGGTCATATTGGTTTGGTTTAGTTTGGTTGCCGTACTCGGCATACAAGGGATGTGAAACCAGCCAAGTAGCAGCAGGTGAGGGCATACCTAAGGTCGACTCGGCTGGTCGATATGAGGTGGGGTGGGTGCTCCGCCTACGGGAATATCAAAGCGTCTTCGTATAGATTCACGCGGGAATATGTGGAAAGGATCATCCGCGTTACACCGGCTGAAAGGAGGAAGGACCGGCGCTCTGTACTAGCTGATTCGACCGTAGGCGGAGCGGGATATGGATATACCAATCCCCACAGTGAATATTATAGGTCACATATCCGAAGTCGTAGGGGGCAAGTCGATTAGCGAGGGTGCTTCATGTTCATAGCGGCCTTAATGCGTTGTTCCGGCTTGATCCAACGCAATACCGCGTTGCCCGTGGCGTCGACCTGGTCGTCAAACAAACCCTTAGGGAATTGCATCATCTCTTGCTCAAGGCTATGCAGCGGCTCGGCATGCACGACGCGAGGCGGAACCGACTGATAGAGCGCGAGCAAGCGGGATGCTCGCTCTTTCTTGTTCACGCTGTTGTGTACCGGCTTCACCCTTACCGGCATGTCGTGCAATACCTCTTCCCAGAGGTCCCCACCCTGGTTGGTCTCCACCAAAATGCAATTGACCTCCGGGAAAGCCTGCATAGTGGCCAAGACATAGTCGCGGAGTTCCGCACCCTTGAGCTTCACCTGACTGGAGAACTTCACCAGGGCTCGGCGGTACGGCTCGCTCGTTACCCCCACTACGGCAATTCCCGTATAGTCCGAGGTCTTCTTAGTCGTTACCGCGCCGTCGATAGACAGGTAGGTATTCGAGCACTGGAACGTGCCATACGTGAAATCGGATGCGGACCAGTATTCGGAGTCGACAGCCTTGGGGTCGTTCAACATGTTCTTTGCGAACTCGCGTGTATGGCGGCGAGCCTTCATGCCGTCGAGATCGAAGATAGGGTTTCCGGGCCAGATGGAACGGTCCGTACCATCGCCGTTGTCAAGGATGGGTAAGTGGTGGTGCACCTTGAAGGACTCTTCCTTCACCCAATCCATATCTTCACCCTTGGCGGCCCGCACCAAGTCATGCACGATACTGCCGAGCATGGTCACGGTCCCCGTGAGCACCACATTCGCGGTATAGCTCAGAGGCAAGATGGCGTCGGTAAGCGTGTTGAGCCGTCCAGCCTTCTGATAGAGGCTGTAGTTCGCCTCATCGGGCTCGATATCGTCCAAGAGAATAGTGTCCGGACGTCGCTGGTCCACCTTCATTCCAAGGCTTTGGGAATCGATACCGCGAGCCATGAACACGAAGCCGTTACCGCAGCGGCGATACCCCGTGGAATCCCCCTCCGGGGAGTTCTTCGAGAAGTTCTTGCGCTTACACAGATCTGGGAAGTCCTGCCGTAGCAGGTCGTTGTTGTTCAGCTCGTTACGGAAACTCTTCAGGTGTAGCTGAGCCTGCGTATCCGAGTTGGCGAACGCTGCCGTGAAGTGGCTGTATCCATATGCCGCCCACCAGAGAGGCAAGATGAGATACCACCACGTCGATTTGCCAAGGTTACGAGGGGCAATGAACGCATGCCTGTTCTCGGCCGTCCTCTTGGCTCCGGGACGGGCCCATTGGCGGGCCAGTTCTGCCCACTCCTCGTGAGCCTCAGCAAAGGTAATCTCGCCGGTATCCGGGTTGGATACATGGTGCGTGAGATAGATAACCGCGAAGAGAAGCGGGTCCATACGGCATAGGGCACGGCGATAGTCTGGGCTTGTCCTGAGGGCTTCGGGGTCTACCCCCTCTAGTAATCGGGCTAATGTCGGGTCCATCGGTATCCCTTTCTCGGGTGCTGTGTCGCCTCCCTTCGGTTTGGGTTAGGTCGGACATATGGGCGACTTTTATGTTTTTGAAAGTGGGTAAAAATTAGAGAGGCCTCAGTGCCGTAAATGATCATGAGGCCACTTCTATGTGTGTGCATATGAGCCAGCGCTTAGGCCTGCGGCCAGCCACGGCGGGCGGCATAAGCCCTGGTCAGGGGCCTGAAAGAAACTTTCAGCGCTGTCCGGGGAGGGAGGCTCAAAACCGTACCCACGGTCTTGCCCACGTGCCCGGCGAGGGTTTTGCATAGTTATTCATTGGTAGCCTAAGGCAACTACTTGAGCTTAACTAAAGTCGTCCTCGGGGTTATCTGTAATGGGTACGACGTGATACCCAAGCTCAGATAGGCGCATAAGCAATTCAAACGTGAAGTGTTGTGCACCAGACGAACGACTATGCAGCGGGTATCCATTACCAATCGGGTGGTTGGATACCGCGTCATATACGTCACAGATAACCGAATAGATATGAGGGTCGATATCGGTAGCGTGCATGACTAGCTCACCAACTCGGCTTGAAGCTTGGCGTTCTTGGCTTCCATCTGCTCTACCAGGCTGGCCAACGCAGTATCAGCCGGGGTTGTGTGGGTTACCTCGGTCTGTGTCTGGAAGGGCTTGTAAGCGCCAGTGAGGCGCGCTCGTGAGTCCAGTAGCTTACGCATCTCGGCAGTAGCTTCGAGCGTGCGCTTGGTGTCGACGGCTACCGTGCCGTTGCTGGCATAGACCAGCTTGCCGTATTGGTAGAGCGGTTCATCGTTCTCGATGATTGCCCATACCTTCTTAATCAGCATATCGAGTTGCTCTAATTGCTTACGCCTTTCCACGTCTGCTAACGGAGTAAGGCGGTTCTCTAATTCCTCGCGGACATAGTTAGTGATAGTCGGTGTGGTTACGCCTAATTCATCTGCGCAATCCTGTAAGGTATATCCCTTCATGCGCATCTCGAATGCACGCAATACTTTATCCGCACGCTTTAATTGCTGTGTTGAACGTGAGCGGTTATTCATTAATACTCCTTTGATTACCTAAGGCAACCATCCACATATGTAGCCACTAATATAGCTGAACTTAGTTGGGGGTAGATAGCGCTTTAAAAGATCTTGAAAGTTTTTACGAAATCCGCTTGACACTTTCAAAACAGCGGGGTACTGCCCATTATCCCACGCGAATACCAGTTGACAGTGGGCAACTCATATGACCTCGAATCCTCGATATGGAGGCTTCATAAGTGCGATAGGTATCCGCGCATGTGTGGTTAGGGATCACTACCAGGTGCGCACATGTAGGGGCTCTGTAGATCACTAGGCCCAATCACCACATGTAGGGCTAGCGTGGAGTCCATGACTGAAGATCGTGAGTACACCGCAGCAGAAATACCCACCTACGAGATACCGCCGTGCCAACGGTGCGGTAGCCAGCAATCCCTAGACAGTTGGGTCCGGTCGAATCCGGGAAGCTCAGCAGAGCCTGTGTACCTCCCTGGCCTGACCGTGTGCCCCAAGCCCACGTGCACCCGCAACACGGGCGGCTAGCCTCCCCCAGCTCGGTGCCGTCCGGCGCCTGGTGCTCTCCGACCCGTCCTTCAAAGGCTTGGTCCTGGTGCTCGTCGACGCCCTACGCGCGCGTGAGGGACGGGTCCTCGCCGGCCCGCCCCTCGTCCCACGTCAGAGCGGCAGACCGTAGCGCCAGCCGAGAGCGCGCGCCACACCGAGCACAAGTACCAGGACGACCGGGCCGAGCGTGCCCACAGGAAGCCGTAGGTGGGCCCCTGAGCCCCTCCCGCCGTCCGCCTGGCCCAACTCCCCACCCTCGCCCGGTAATCAATCCACAGAGCCCCCTGAGGGCATAGAGAAACCCCCTCAGGTCGCCAGTCTCGCGACGACCCTTGGGGGTTCTCGGTATTGCTACGGCTAGTTGTTCCTGGCCTTGAAGTATGCGTATACCTCTGACCAGTCGGCCTCTTCTAGCGTCTTGCTGGCCAGTTCGCTCTTATCCCCGAGCCACCTCTTGGCCGCTTGCGTGAAGTCCTCTATGTCATCCAGCGGGAGTCCGTCTCCCACTTGAGTCCATAGCGATCCTTCACGCTCCCTCTGCAAGTTCCGGAATACCGACCGGGTAGCCGGAGACTCGCGCTTGGGGGTACCGCTTCAGACCGGCTTGGGGTCCGTGGGGTTCTGCTGGACATACAGCGTCTCGTGCTCACCCTTGACCCGACCCCGGGTGTTGGCCAGCACGCCGTACTCAGGGCGGTTGGCTTCGAGCCAGGCCTTGACCCTGCGGTTCCACTCCGTGAGCTTCGGGTTAGGGCTACTGGCCGACGATGCAGCGGCCGGACGGCTGGCCGGTACGGACACCACGCGCTCACGGGACTTGGCAGCGAACGGCTTGAGAGCGGTCATGAGCTTCTTGAGCGAGGCAGGCGAGAGGTCGATCTCACGGGCTTCGTAGTCGGTGTAGCCAACGACCTTGAGCTTGTCTGAGCCATCCTCGTTCTTCTCAGGCTCGCCGTCCTCCCCGATGACGACCTCTTCGCGCTCGGCGTCAACCGGCACCAGGAGGTTGACCGTCACGGTTCCCTCAGCGGGCTTCTCGGTCAGGTCGTCGACATACTCCTTACGCCAGTACGTGACGTGAGTGCCGACACCAGGAACCTCTACCGGTACCCGGTCGATACCGTCCGGAGCCTTGTCGTAGGTCTCTTCGGTCATCTCGATGAGCTGTACTGCCTTGACTGCCATGGTCTCTCCCAAGTCCCTCGGCTGATCTTGCGTCCCCCGGTCCGGGGGGCCGGCACTGTACGCATACCCCGGGGCTGTGTCCACCCCGGATACCTACAGGGGCAACCTATCCCACGTAGGCCTACCCGGTAGGGCATACCCCGGTATCACAACCACATCGGGTGACCCTGTAGCTATGTCCGCCCTCACGGGTAGGTAGGGAATACCTAAGCCCGCATATCCGCTTGCCGGGTATCGGTATCCTGGATAACCGCAGAGGCGGATAGCATCGAAACTGTGGACCTAAAGGATATGTAAGTGTGGACCTACTGTGGACTGTGGACCTGTGGACCAGGTCCACACTTGGTCTGTGGCGCTCACCTACACAGCTCCCTTAGAGCATTTGATGTTTTAACATTCATTCTCTATATTATTGCAGGTCAGAGCGTTATAGGTAAGCAATAGATAAGCGTGGACTTTTTTCTCCCCGCTCGGGCGCCACAGCCCTAGGTGTGGACCTCGGTCCACAGAGGTCCACACTTTGAAGAGGTCCACACCCCCCGAAGTGTGGACCTCATAAGCCCCCACTAAGTTGCGGAAAGTCACTGCGGATACCCGTGCGACAATCAATAGCGGGCCATTGCGAGGATATGTAAGTGACTTCTAAGCACTGTCAACCACGGTTGACGAGTTGCCCACCGTCACTCAACCAATCCATGAGATAATGGATTCATACACAGAAACCGCCCAGCGTGGCGGGATTTATTTTCGCCATATCCCGTACACGCACCGTAGTACGTAAGGAGAACAACCGACCATGATGGTACCCAAGAGTTTCCGTATGCAGGACTGGCTAGCCCGAGCCTTCCATGATGCAGCTATCGAGCAAGGCTTACAGGATGGCGAGTTATTACGCCGTCTCGTGACCAAGCACTTGGAAGACCGTGGCTGCAAACTGTCCGACTACATGTTCAATATCAATGGCGCCCGCCACTAA